CTTCAATTCCTCCTCCGTCCACAGCTTCATTGGAGTGTCCTTGGTATGCCCTGGCGTCACGTAGACAGGCAGGGTGTAATGCGGCAACAGTTTGATGCCGTTCAAAATGTATACCGTATGTTCTACCAATTCCAATCTGTCACTCATAATTGCACCTTCTTTGTTTTCAAACCACGATGTGTAAAACACTGGATGCTGCCATCGTCTGACAACTTCCAGCCTGCGTTCTCGCCGCACAGCTTTTGAATCTTCTCTTCCACGGTATCCACCCTAGCCTCATGCTCAGATGGACCGTCAAGCAAGTAGGCCGTGGACATGCCTAGTGCGATTAGCCTTGCCGCCACCCAGTTCATGCTTCCACCTCAAAGTCTTCAAAGGCTCGCATGGCCTCGATCTCAATGTCCTCAACCAGGCCAGCATCCAGCACCTCGCTGATGTCGATGCCTCCGACTAAAGCAAACTGCAGCTCGCAGGTGGCAGGATCACCCTGGCAGTCTTCAGTCTCGCGCTCCTCTTTCTCAATGAGCGTGTAGCAGGTCATTACCAACCCACGCGATGTCTGAAACTCGGACTCAAACAGACCCTTGAGGTCTTCTCTTGTGGGCTTGTAACCAGATGTCCAGATTGTCATGATGATGTCCTTTCTGGGGCCAAAGCCCCTGGGTTGATTATTTACGCTCAACAGTGCCGACCAGTTCGCCTTCCATGATGGCAAACAGAATTGCTTTGGCAATGTTGAGGGTTTGCCTGGCGCGCTCCACATCGTTGTAAAGCATCATTTCCTGGGCATCTGACATCAGGCCAGCAACAACCATGTTGCCGCCAGAGAATTTGTAAGTGATGGATTGCTTGACCTGTTGGATGTATTTTGCAATGTCAGCTACGCCATACATGGTCAGGTCACGATTTTGTGTTGCAGTTGTCATGATGTTTTCCTTGGTTAAGACCCTATGCACAGTGCGAGGGCTTAGGCAGGATTCTAAACACTCTTTCCCACAATTTCACACAATCCACAAACTATTTTATAGGGACAAACCCTAAGTACTTTCTCTGGCCAGGCTTTGCTTGAGATAGTGCAGGATTTGCGCGGCCAGCGTGCGGGTGTTGCGCTCGGCCATCTTTCTCAGCTCACGCTCGATGTCGGCAGGCAGTCGGACGGTCATGTAGCGGTCTTTAATTTTCTCAGTCATGGTGTGTTCCTTGTTTCAAAAAAAGCGCTGATCTTTGCCTTGGCATCCTCAGCACCATTGCACACTATAGCACGATATCCCACACTCTCAAGGTATTGCATCATGGCCTTCTGCTCAGGACTGAGAACACCTCCCTTAACCCGCTTCATCTCGATCCACAGCCCCTTGGCTGGCACAAAAAGATCAGGGATGCCTGGTACTACACCTTCGGCCTTCAAGCGGCCTGCAGAGGCTTTTGACCTGCTGCCACCATTCGGAATAGCAAAGATAAGTACGTCTGGGTGAAACTGTCGGAACCAGCGGACCAACTCGCGCTGCTCCTCATGCTCGGTCGGTATGCGGTCGGTGGTCAAAATGGCAGCTCCGATTCCCACTTGTCGCAGACATCCACCTCAGCCGCAAACTCTGCTGGCGGCTCCTGGAAGAACTCAACACACAGGCCATCGGTGCCGTAATGCTCACAGGTGTGGCAGCACTTGGGTGGTCCAGCCTTGTCCCACTCGCGCCACTGGATCAGGAACTCGGGTTCTGGTGGTCTGGTTTTCATTTTTACTTCCAAGTTTGTTTAAAGATTCTGAAAAACTTGCCGTCCATTTTGTATTGGATGGTGTTGGGTGGATTGCTGTTGCTCATCTGCACGCTGATGTAGTCCAGGCCAGGCTCACCCTGCAGTTGCGAGACTTGGGACAAATTAGCGCCAGAGAAATTGGCTAGGCGAGCAAGCGCCTGCATTGCCTTTTGACCCGCATATCCTTCGTGCAAGACGGGAAAATACTCGGTAATTGGTCTGTCGGCTAGGCTGCCGTAGTAAGTGCAGGACAGCATCAGTTTGCCACTGATTTTGCTGGTGTGAATGCGCCAGTTCCAACTTGTCACATCCAGGTCTTTGCCTTCCAGCCCCATGATGTCGTCGTCGCGCAGCTTCAGCTTCTTGCGCTCTGCTTCTGGGAACGGATGGCCACAGGAAGGGCAAATGTCTGCAGAAATATGGACCAGTTCGCCACAGGAATCACAGACCTTGACTGGTGCCTCGCCGTTGCCATCACCCCCCTTCTTGGGCGGCTGCACATTGGTGATCGGGCCATGCGTGGCCACTACGCCAGCAAAGTCCAGGACCAGGCAGTGGTCGGCGTGGCTCTTAACCCGCATCCCGCGGCCTGCCATTTGGACGTACAGGCTCGCGCTCATGGTCGGGCGCAGCATGGCAATTAGGTCAATGTCGGGGTAATCAAAGCCTGTGGTCAGCACGTTGGCATTGGTCAGCGCACGCAGGCGGCCAGCCTTGAAGTCGGCCAGCATTTGCTCGCGTTCCTTCTTTGGCGTCTCGCCTGTCACGCACTCAGCAGCCACCCCGTGCTGGCGCAGAACTTCGGCAATGTGCTGGGCGTGCTTAACGCCTGTGCAAAACAACAGCCAGGCTTTGCGAAAACTGGCCAGGCCAATAATCTCTTGCACCACCTTTTGATTTTGATCGTCGGTGTCCACAGCGGCCTGCAGCTCAGATTCAATGTACTCGCCACCACGTTTGTGGACGCCAGTCACATCCAGTTTGGCCTTGGTTACTTTTGATTTCAGCGTGGCCAGGTAGCCCTTAAAGATCAGCTCCTCGATGCTGACCGGCTCAATCAAGGCATCAAATAGCGCAGGCTTGTCGGTGATAAGCCCGTGGCCCAGGCGGTAAGGCGTGGCAGTCAGACCAATTACGCGCAGGTGCGGATTGATGGCCTTCAACTCGCCAAGCAGCGTGCGGTATCCACCCTCATCCTTGTGATTGACCAGGTGGCATTCGTCAATGATGACCAGATCAACGTAGCCTATTGCTTGGGCCTTGTCCCGCACAGACTGGATGCCAGCAAACGTAATCGGCTCACCCAGATCACGCCTGCCAATGCCAGCACTGTAGATGCCCATTGGTGCCCCTGGCCAATGCTGGCGCATCTTGTTGACATTCTGCTCGATTAGCTCCTTGACATGGGTCAGCATCAGCACCCGAGTCTCTGGCCAGTTCTGGATGGCATCTTTGCACAGCGCAGCCACAATGTGGCTCTTGCCGGACCCCGTGGGCAGGACCAGGCAGGGGTTGCCTTGGTTGCCTGCCTCAAACCAAGCATACAGTTGGTCAATGGTGCGGGTTTGGTAGTCACGGAGCATTCAAGAGTCTCCAAGCTGTTGCAGCGCAGAGTGGAACTTGCCCGTTTCCAATGGATTTAAGTCTGTCCACCCTAGCGGCCACCCCATCAGAACTTCGTATGTAATAGGGTTTGGGTAAATTGTTCCAACTGCCATCCCATCCGTTAAGTCTTGGTATTGTTTTTTTCTTGCTGAGTAATTGGTTGCATGATGTGTTCCTTTCCAGTCGCACGCGGTTGGAGTTCCCCACAATCCAGATTCGTTCTCTTTTGTGGTTTGCCCCAACGTCTGCTGCTCCCAGCACTCCCCATTTCGCATCAAACCCCATTGAGGCCAAGTCTCCAAGAACGGTTCCAAGTCCCCTAGAAGTGAGCATTGGTGAGTTTTCCACGAACACGAACTTGGGTCGTACTTCGTGAATGATGCGCGCCATTTCTCGCCACATTCCTGCTGCGCTCTCCATCAATGCCAGCCCCCCCCCCCAGCGGCGCTGATGTCTTGGCATGGAAATCCTCCAGATACAACGTCAACAATTCCTTGCCACGGCTTGCCGTCAAAGGTTTGAACGTCATCCCAAATCGGGAAAGGCGGGAGAAGGCCGTCATTTTGTCGGGCGCACAATACGCTTGCTGGGTAAGGTTCCCACTCAACGGCGCAGACTGTTCGCCATCCAAGGAGGTGTCCACCAAGAATTCCTCCACCAGCGCCTGCGAAAAGAGCCAACTCATTTAATTCTCCTTGTTTAATCACCCCACTACCCTCCCATCCCACTTAGCCCTAACCTCAGCAATCAGCGGATCACCACTTCCGCAAGCCGCAGCATTAGCCAGCAGTTCCTTGCTGCCATACACCCCCTCACCCGGCTCACCGTTAGCAATGCCAAGCCCGTCAATCTCATACACGGCAACCCAATCGCTTGGCCCTTCCAAGCGTTTCCAAGGCACAAGGTCAGGGTGGATTACATGGGCCTCGCAGCCCTCTCGCTGGGCATCCAGCGGCACAACGTCATCCCACTTTGCACAGTGCCAAGTGCTATCGCTCAACGGTGTGATATGGGCGCAGGTGCGGCAGTTAACGTGCTTAGTGGTCTTGCTGCCGTGGCAAAAATCGTGGGCTGGGCAGAACTTGCACTGATACCAGCTTGGGTCAGCGCTGATCGGCTCGGGCATCCTGTCGGTCAAGGCAATGCGCTGGCCACGCTCAATGGCCTTGATTGCCACTTCCTTGTCAAACTTGATGCGCTCAGTGTGGATGCGGTCGTCATCCTTGCAAACAGTCAAGTACAAGGCGCGGTCGATCTGGGTGCCTGCCATGTAGACCTGCATCTGCACAAAGTGCTCAGGCTTAGACTTCTCGACGCCATTCTTTTCCAGGTCGTCAAATGCCTTTTTGGATGCCGTCTTGAACTCGGCAATGTGCTTGGCCTTGGGTGCCCCCGGCACGCCAGAATCAATGATGGCATCGAGCGATCCACTGACATGGCTGCCAAAGTCCACCTTGAACTGGGCAGACACTTTGCGGACATCAAGACCGATGGCACGCAGGTCGCTGATGATGTTGGCCTCCTCCTCGTGACCACGCCTGAAAAGCCGCAGGATGCGCCCTGGGAAGGTCTGCTGCACAGCCCAGCGGAAATTCAGCCACAGCCACCTGTCGCACACATGGCCCAGCGTACTGGCCCCCAGATGTGGCCGCGGCATCTCAGCCTGCTCCTCGTGGTGCTTGTCAATTAGCGACTGGATGTTATGCTCTGACTCGGGAATCTTCATGGGTTCTCCTTTGTAGTTGCCATTTTTATGCCCCAACCTTTTAACGGGTTGGGGCTTTCTTTCTGCCTTACTTCTTTTTCCAGGGCGCACCGAAGGGTGTTTTGGCTGGAGCTGGCGTGGCAGGAATAACTGAGGCAGCAGGCGCTGCGCTGCCAGAGACCGATCTAAAGCCCTTGACCTCGTTGCTGAGACCATACTTTGGATCGTCTTTGATTGACAGCTTGATGCTGATCTGACCGCCGATTAAATTGTCGGTGTCAACAACCTTGGCCAGCCCAATGGCTCGCATGATGTCGCCCAGTTGCTGGCGACCGATCTCCTCGGCCTTGACATTTTGGTTCTTGATGTTCAAGTTCCCAAACACGACCCGACCCTGATGGCTCGGGCCAGTGATGTCGTAGCGGCACTTGATGTACTGGCCATTGCCAGCGCCCGTGGTCTTGAGTTCTGCCTGTGTGATAGTCGCGGTGTACCAGCCAGCAGGTAGCGGCTCAAAGTTGCCATTGCCTTTTGGCAGTTCGTTGAGTTCGATTTGTTCAGGTAAAAAAGCCATGATTATTCCTTGGTAATGATTTTGAAAGATGCGCGGCCAGGCTTGGCCGTGATTGCGTCCGCAAGCGGTTTAGTAATAGATTCGTCTGTGGATTTCCAGACATCCATATTGATCTCAGGTTTCCACCTAAACAAAGTGGCTAGGTGGTCTGACAGGCCAGCCTCGGCAGCCAGTGCCTGCAGTTTGTCACCATCAACCTTGCGGTCAATGCGGCCCGAGATTTTGACCACAAAGCCTTCTGGCTCGGCAGTCTCAGTGCCCTCAAAATTGTCCGCAATGGCCAGCAGTTTGACCATCTGGTCCTCAACCTTGCGGCGCTCTGTCGTGGCCTTTCCCTCGTCGGTCTTATGGCGCAGCCACTCTGCGCTCAGGGTTTGCATCTTGGTCATGCCATGCCACCAATCTTGGCAATGATTGCACCAAGGTCAGGCGCTTCCCAGGCTTCGAGCTTGCCGCTGCGGTCCTTGGCCAGCCACAAGCCATCCGAGTCGCACATCAAAGCACGCTGGGTTATGCCTTCAGAATCGCGCTCAACCCGCAGGGCCAGCACTTCGTCGAAGAAGTAGGGCAAGCCTTGCGTCAGGCTGTTGCCTGGCATCCCTGGGTTGTAGAGCCTCTTGCCCCTCTCATCAGTGGACTTCTCCAGCTTGGCGCTCATGTAAACGTGCTTGCCAGGCAGGTCACGGAAGGCACGGATAAGCTCTGTCATTGTGGAATTCATTTCCCCATACGCTGCGCGGCCATCCTTAGACTTCTTCAGCTCGTGGGACAGGACCACCCCGGCCACTTCCGAAATGCTGTCGAGCGCCACTGACTGAAAGCCAGCGGCCTCC